CCTCTTGAAGTAGTTGTTAAAATACCACCTTCATTTTTTATTGCGTCATCTACAATAGCCTTACTTGTTAAGAAATAATCCACAACACCAGCTTCCATAACTTGCTTTGCTTCATATCGAATACCATCGGCTTTTTCTTTTGATTTTTCTTTTTCTTTTGCATAAGCTTTATTAAGAACATCTTTGTAAATTTTACATTTTTCTTTATAGGTTTTTCCTTTGTAAACACTCGGAATCTTAAATTTTCTATCAAGAACAATTTCTTCACATTCTGTCACAAAAACATTTGTATTCATAATTGCTCTATATATTTCTTCTCTGTTTAAAACACCTTGTTCTTCAAATCTTTTAATTACGGTTTGAGTGTCAGGATAATCAAGATACCAACCTTCCTCATCTGGATAATTAATGTTTTTATATTTCAGAATCTGGTCACGTTTAACTGCATTTTCTTCTTTAACATAATGACTATCAAGACCACATATAATCTGGATATTATGTTCTTTTGCAATTCTTAAAATCTTTTTATTAAGTTCTTTCTGTTTATCAGTGTTATGATACTGAACTTCTAAAAAGAAATTATCTCCAAAATATTTATGTATTTTAAGCCATATATCTTCTGCATCTTCATAATTCCAACCTGCCACGCAAGCTGACGTTATAATCACATTGTCTTTTGGAATATTAAATAATAATTCTAAATCAATACGTGGCTTATAATAATATCCATCAATATTAGCCATTGATAAAGCAAAATTAATATCTCCACGACCTTCAGCATTTTTAGCTGCAATAATCATATGACAATTTGCTCTATCTTTTTCTTTTCTATCTTTTACCCAATAAACTTCAGAAGAATGAATATATTTCAGATGTTCACTCTCTGCGACCTTATAGACTTGAAACTGATTACCTTGCGAACCATGTTCACCAGAATACAAACATTTTGTGCCAAATTCATGAATTCTTTCTGCATAGACATTAATAGATTCAGCACAATCTGGTGTAGATGTATTGCTAAAATCTTTATGACAATGATAATTTTCAAGATATAAATTCTTTTCATATTCTTTTGGTGAATATGGAAACTTAAATGTAAGAGTAGGAATTATTTTTTTTATTAATTCAATGTCTGAAATATCAAGCCACCTCCTTAATCTCGTCACATACCGCTTTTAGGACAAATTTCCTGCCAAAAAAGCCACTATCAAGAGTACATATAACTTCTAATTCATCATTCATCATGCTATGATCTTCCATTTCATCAAATGAACCATCAAAATTCCACTTGATAATCTGCAAATAATCATTAGGTTTTACAACCAAGTGTTTATAATCACTCATTTGTCCAATTTCATATTCATTTATTCCATTGATAAACACCTTTACTGGTTTGAAATTTGTTCCAGATATTCTATCTATCTTCTTTATATTCTCTACTAACTTACGAGTAATATCAGAAACATCTAATCGAATATCAATATCCACTGAAACATCAGTATTTAATTCTGGAAGAGTTTCTTCTATATATAATGTAAATCTATCTATATTAGATTTTTCGATTGTGATTCCTGCCGCAAGTTCATGACCATCACATTTTGCTAAACCACTCTTATTACATATTTCTCTAAAGTCATCCACTCCTACAGCCCTCATAGAACCAGAATAATTTTCTCCTGTATCTTTTAATACAAGGATTGGCTTCTGATACTTTTCTAGTAATTTGTTACCCAACAAACCACTGATACCATATGGAGTATCTATATATGTAATAATCATTTTTTTATCTGATTGTGAGCTGCATTGTTCCAACACATTTGGCAATAATCTATCAACCTCAACATTCTGATCTTCTTTACATTTTTTTAACTCTTTTATATAAGCCAATACCTGCTTATTTTCATCTTCCAAAAAAGCTTTCATAGCCACATCATTCTTACCCATACGGTTGCTTGCATTTACAATAGGAGCGACACTAAAAGCAATAGCTGTACTGTTAAATTCAAATCCACCAACTATCTTCTTAACTGCTGGATTATATATTTTCTCCAATCCCTTAGAGACAATATATCTATTCTCCATAACAGTCATATCCATCATATCTCCAACGATTCCACAAGCTGCTAAATCAATAAGTTCGTCTGCATAATCTGTAATATATTGCTCATCAAGATATTTGCAAAACTTCCATACAACACCTGCTCCTGATAACTGTGGATTCTCATAATTTCTTTGTGAAGATACTAAAATTGAAACTTCATCATATGGTTCATTCTCTTTGATTGCATGATGATCAAGGATAATTATATCTACCCCTATCTCTTTTAGTTTTCTATACTGAGAGACATCTTTATCTAAGCTATCTACAATAATCAGCAAATCAATCCCATTGAACTGAGCTAAATCTTGTCCTATCAAACCATGCATCTTACCTTCATCTATATAGGTCTTAATGTTTATAGTAAAATGCCTTAGATATCTTGTCATTTCTGTTCCAGACGTAATACCATCTAAATCAGTATCAAACAAAATTCCTATACATTCATTGTTTGTAATTGCAGAGTCTACTCTTTGATATGCTTCATCTATACGAAATAATGAATCTAATGGTAATAAATCTTCTTCTGTTGGATTTAAGAAATGTTCAACATTTTCAACCCCTCTTTGATTAAGAATCGTATCAAATACTTCATCTTCATACATTCCACGACAATCGTTTAATATTTTATAATTCGTCTTCGTCATCCTCATCTCCAATCATTGTTATCTCATTTTGTAAAATATTTTCTAAACACTCTTTTCCTAAATCAGATGGCGAAACTTTATTTTTATATCCTCGACCAAAATAACTCCAATATCCAAGTTCAACTTCTGTGAACCTGGAATAATTTTTGACCATATCAATATTTCTCATAATATTTTCAAGTCCATATCCTACATCATGTAGGAAGATTATTCGTTTGGGATTTAATTCAAGAAGCATTTTGACTTGTTGAATAGAAATAGATCCGCTTCCAAGAGATATACAATTTCTTATTCCGTATGAATAGCACTGCATACAACTCTTCTCAGCTTCAAAGATATAGATAGTATTATCTACTAAAAATTCATAGTTCTGAGAATATCCAAATAATGTTTGGCTCATGCTGCAAGGAACAGCATAAAAATATTTCATTTCACCATCAGGAACATCATAATTGAATCGTTCCTTAACACCCATTAACTGTCCAAATTGATTTCTTATGGGAATAACAATTCCTTGTGATTCTACATCGTACTTTATGTTAAAAAATTTTTGTGAAAGAAGTGATATATTATCAGCAAGAAACCTTGTATTCCCACAATTAACATAGCAATCTAAGATGGAATCATCGTATATATTGACTTTATTAGTTCTTCGCTTTCTAATCTTTTCATAAAATCCTCCAAAAATTCCTTTACTATCAAAGAAATCATAATAATCTGTAATTCCTAATGCATGTCTTACTTCATTAAGGACATCTATAAATTCGACCTTTCTTTGCTCAATGATATATGAAAAAATATCTTTTCTTATATTTCTCGCATAATCAATGGTGTACAAATACTCGTTATTTTCAAGATTGATTACTATACTTTTCTTTGATGACTTTTCATCTCGTCCAAAAGATATATATTTAGGACGAATTACTATGTTACAATAGCCAAAATGTTCTAACACATCTTTAAGCTTATCTGGGTGATTTATCAATTCTTTCTTAATATCTGCTAACATATATCACTCCAAAAGTTATTATTTTATTTCTCCATGTCGAGGTCTACACTGACAAGTCTCTCTGAAAATGCAATGGTCGCCTGAAAACTTCAAAAGATAAGCAACACCTGTATCACTGGAATTGTTGCCATTTCTTGTTTTTTCAACAAAAACCATACGCCATACGGCATTAGGATCGGGTTTATACTCTTCTTCTATCCATTTATCATTGACCTTTTTCAATCGGAATGGACGACAATAAAACTTACTCTTTTCATCCAATTCCTCTGCGTATACAGTTCTCATTAGGAATAGATTTTCCAATATTTCCTTAATCTGTTTAGCATTACTCAAACAGCTTGCATCCAAGAATAACTTTCCTTTCATATACTCTGCTAACTGTACAGAAGCAAGCATAATCAAATTGTATTTCTTTGCTAATTTGTCTAATTCACGACTATCTCTTACGAGAGATAAGTCTTGTCTTGCAGATGAAAAATCTCCTTCTTGTATCTTAAATGTGTCATATAATACAGTGTCATACCCATATCTCAATACATTCTCACGAATTTTTTTCTTTACAACTCGCATGTCAGCATCGTTAATGGAAATAAATTTAACTCTGCCCTTATAATTCTCTCTCCAAAATTTCTGTACATCTGTTAACTGTTCTCTGCTTTCAGCATTAATATCGCCAGATGCCATTTTCTTTTTTGTGAGTTTAAAATATCTATTACGTTTTCCAAGCAACCAAACCATGAATTTAATCTTGAATTTTTTGATATTCTCCTCATTGGAGATAATAAGAATTTTTCGATCATAATGCAGAAGTGCCATAAGAATTGTAATCCACCAAGTAGATTTACCTGCACTTGAGAATCCACCCATCATTGTAAGTGTTCCTTCAAGCAATCCCATAATCTGTCGTGATAAAAACGGAAAACAGTTCATCTCTTCACCATTTTTATCATAGCCAGCAATATCAAATGGTACACCATTTTCTTCGCCATCTTTACAAGACTCTATGAATTCATCATCAAAATCAATTTCTTCCTCTTCAAGTATTTTACCAGTTCCATAACTAGATATACGAGCTTCATACCAATCTGTTACTTCTTCGGCAGTCATCTTTCTGAACAATTTCAAAGGTATTACCTTTTTATCTCCTACAGTTATTTCCTGCAAAAGATTGAAACCATCCTTATACATGTTCAACATAATATTCTCTCTATAAAGAATATCTATATATGTATCAAAATTCTGAGTATTGATAATATCAATTTGGTGTTGAATTGTATCCCAACCACCCTTATCCTCAAATTTCTCAATAACTTCTTCGTTCATATTTGATAAGATAGTTATTTCATCTAAGGAATAAAAACCTTTCTTTCTCAGATTTTTCAACAATGAAAAATAAAAAAGACCATCTGCTGTAATAAAATCTTTTTGTTCAAATGTTGTATCATCAAGCAGAAGCATATCCTTGAAAAAACAACTGATAACATTACCTTCGTACTCAATTCTACCTTTTAACAATTGAGCAGGATATTTCTCTTTTACACCTGTAATAAATTCACTTATGTTAATCACCTACGCTTTCTTCAATTTCAGATAAACTTCTACGTTTATTTCTTCTCTTATAATTCATAATTGGCATATCAACTTCAACTTTTCTCGGTTTTTCAGGCTCTTTCATTCTAAAGTCAGCCAAATTATTTTTAAGTATCGCAGCGAAATACCGAATTTTTGCATATTCACTTACAAAATCCTTTTCAAGAATCTTTGTTATATATTCTTTATTCTCTGTTAGATATGCCAAAATATATTCATAAGAATACACATCCAATAAAAGATTTATCTCTTTGAACAAAGCAGAATTCAAAACTTTATATCCAAATATCTGATTAATACATTCGTATGTATTGTCTTTTATTTCCTTTTCGTGCAATACTTTCTGATATTCAGCTTCATTGCAATAGTAGGTGTTCTTACCACCTACTACTACTTTGAATGCTTCATTTCTATCTACTTTAGTACCACACAGTCTGCATTTAACCAGCATGTGTTACTCCTTTTAGTTCATCATGTCATAGATTCTCTTTAATCCGTCCTCATCGACATCATTAAGCTTACCATACTCAGCAATTACATTCTTAACAGAAGCCTTGAGTTCTGCATCTTTGCACTCCTTATACATCTTACGAATAACAGCATCTAAATCATCTGGATATGCAGAAGT